TCCGCCATAGGTATTCGAGGGCGCTCCGGTCAGCCCGGAGAACGGATTGTTGTTGGCTGCGCTCGAAAGCGGATTGCCGTTCTCGATGCTGGATGCGGTGCCGGAATTATTCGAGCATTTGTATTTGTCGACAAATACGCCGCGCTGCACCACCCCGTTGTCGTAGAAAGCGCGGTGCAGTGCATAACCCGCCGCATTTGCGGCCGCGACGTTCACATAGGCAGATTCCGGTTGGATATCCACAATATTGATTGCGAAACCATTGGCGCCCGTTCCCCATTTGTAATAGAACGCGGGGATCCAGCACATGATCGAGCCGTCGCTGTACTGGTAGTTTCCGTATGTGTCGGACGAGGGCATGTTGGTGCCGGCAAGCGCGGTGAATCCAGCTGGAACGACTGGGCAGATACCGATGCCGAAACCGGCTCTGCCCGCGATCCCAATGTTGTTCACCGGGCTGACATAATATTGCAGCATCTGCAACGGTACCGCATGCAAGGGCAGCGTTGGATCTCCCGACAGAGTGAGTGCCCCGGTCATGACGTCGCCCGCCTTGTTGATCGGTGTAAACCCCAGCGCATTCGTCACTTCGGCAGAGCTGATCCCGCCCTGCAGGATGTCCCAAACCGCGCCGTCGAACATGGCCACATCATCGACCGTCCAGACCGCGTGGCCATCCAGACTGGTGGTCCCCGCCACGTTGACTTTGTAGTAGTAGCCCTTGGTACCAACCCCGGATGCCAGCGCGGGCGTGTTTGTCGCGGCATTCCAAGTACCTTGATAGGAGAGCGCACCAAGCACAGCAGCAGGAAGATTAGCAACAGGAACTTTGGCACCAGCATCGAGAGGCGCATAGCCATTGGCCGCGCCTTTGTTGGTTGTAACTTCTGCACCAAGATCAGCCGGGGTGACGACGACGTTCCCCGACAACGGGTGTCCGTTGACGGTTATTGTTGCAGGAACGCCGCCCAAACCGGCAAGTGTCTGATCACCGGTATTGATGCCGGAGTTCGTACCCGTAATGTCGGAGAGTCCGGCAACGGTTATGTCCTTATCAGGGAACGTGTATGTCCGTGCTGCCGTGTTCGCGTTGGTGAAGAAGCTCTTGATCGTGCCGAGCACGTTCATGAAATTATGCTTGAACAGTGTCAGGCCGACATATCCACCGGATATATCACGGTTGGCGACATACTCCAACCCTACGATCTGCTGCGGCGTCAAGGTAGCACCCTGCGCCATGAATTCGATCCAGGTCAATGTCGTGGTGCCGGATGGCATCGAGGCGATGAAACTAGACACGCCAGGTACGTTCACAGCGCATATATATTTGGTCGGTATTGCGCCACGATCGTTCGGCCAGAGCTGAACCGTAAATTCACCGGTAGAATTGGTTTTCGCAGTAATAAGACTGGCTACGCGCTCTCCGGTAAGTGCATCGAAGCAGTCCGTTGGTACTCCTGCAGGCGTGACAAGCGTGAAGGTGATGCTAATGTTAGCCAGCGTCGTTCCGTCCGGGGCAACCAATGGAGCGCCAGCATTACTGACTGTTCGTGTCACGAGTGCCATATAATTCCTTGTGCTTATGTGTTAGCTGGATAGGACGGCTTCGTAGGCAATGCCGTCGGGATTTGGGTTCTTGAGTCATATTTTGAGCTTCATATCAGGTCTTAATCAACCAATGAATGACAGCGGAAGGTTGCATGTTGTTATGCGCTGCCCCATTACCGGCATTGGCTACTGAGATATTTGCATAGCTCGTAGATGTACCTAGATTTGAAGTTGCGCCAACTATTGGTGTTCCACCACCAGCTGCGCCCACCCCCTGTAGGTTGTATGGAATGGTATGAGCATGCCCGCTATCAGATGCAGCATGGGTATGGACAGGCATTTCATTTGTTGATAGTAAATGAGTTTCTTCGCCGATGGTCTGTTGCCCGACAGTACGCGCAGTCAGTCCGCCACCGGTGCCATTGCCAATAAGTGTGCGGCCACGGAAGTCCGGCACGTTGAAATTTCCGCCACCACCGCCCCACGTATATCCGATGGATGCATATAGCGCCGGATAGGCTGCGGTAGTATAGGAAGTGCCATCACAAGCCAGCCATCCTGTTTGAGCGTTGGCGGATGCGGAAGACTTTACATCACCTGATGAGAACAGGAAGCTGGCCGCGATAGATTTCAGCAGTCCGGTCATGCTGTCCCAAATACCTAATAAATCCGCGGGAACTGGAGTCGCTTTGGCGGGCGCGCCTGAAATGGCTAGCGCTATATCAGTTCCGTCGATCACATCATCAAGAAGGATATCGGCCAAAATCGATGAACCTCCTCCGCTTAGCGTGATGGTTAGTTGGTAACGTCCATCGGGTGCATAGAATCCAAAACTGCCATTGATATCCGAGGATAGCGGATTGGCGATCAATACGGCCGTGCTGTTGACTGCGTAGATCGGCGCGTTGATGGATTGGACGGAGCCTGCCGAAACCGTGAAGTTGATCGCCGCTCCTCCCGGCGCTGCCGCCATCTCAAACGAGTTCGCGGTCAGCCCGGCCGCAAGCACATAATAAATTTGTCCGACCGTCACCCCTGTTGGCCACACGCCGGCCGGCACGAACGGTTGTCCGACAACCATGCCGTGAGCCGTCCAGTCGACAACCCCGGGCGATGCGATTGGTGTCGTAACGCTGCCGGTGCCTTGCGGGTAATATTGCACCGTGACCGACGCACCGTTCAGTGGCAGCCCGGTTATGGTTGAGGCGAGTGAATTGAGGTAGCGTTGCATATTTTCCCTATCTGAATATCCGGCCATACATCATGCTGGCGGAAAAATAAAGTTGCGTGTGCGCCGGCTTGTACTTATTAAACAGGCACTGCAGTCCATTGATGTTGTTAATAAAACCGGGAGAGATATTTAATAAAGTCACTCGGAACGTATAATTCCAGTCGGCTGCTATCGAGATCATTCCGGCCGGCGCATCCAGGGCTTGATGCGTCGCGGAAAATTCATCAATCGAGATATCGATACTCAGGCTCGCTGCCAAGGCCGTCAGGTAGTCAATCGACTGTCCACCGCCAGACGCGAACTTGGCAAGCAACTGTTGAATATTCTGCGCCTGGCTCGCCGGAACGCCCAGGCATGGATCGGGTATTCCTACCGTCAGATTCCATTCCGGCAAGAGCGCATTGGCGGTGCCCGGGAACGCATCGGCCAGCAGCTGGATCGCGTCGGAATCGCTCTGCGCATAAATCAATGTCAGCGCGTCGCAGACCGATGCCTGCACGGAACCATCCTCGGTATTCCAGGCTTTGCCGGGCGGCAATAGCTGCCGCATTGCGCCCGAATACTGGCTTGCAGAAAATTTACCGCTCATCCGATTATGACCACGTGATCACGCCCATGACCGGCAACGCGCCGGCAGCCATCGCGATGTCGGCACTGGGAACGGTTATCAGAAAATCATCCGTGGTATCGACTGAGGTCGCAGCCGCCCAGAGAGAATTCAGTTCGACAATCCCGCCAGGTGCGATCGCCGACAATAGTTGATTTGCGAGCGCGGTTTGAACGGTAGGGCGATTCGCCAAGGCAACGCCATGGATACTGAAATTCACTGCCGTCAGCGTAGGGGCTAGCAGGTAAACCAGGGCGGTGACCGGTCGCAACGGGTAAATATAGTTGGCGACGGCAAGCTGATCTCCGGTCGCAACGGTGGCGCGCGTCTCCAGCGTGGCCACGCCATTCGTTCCTTGTGGCACACCCGCATGGGCCACTTCCACCAGGTCCATCATGAAATAGACGCCAACCGTGCCAGCGCCGAGATAGAGCGGCACCGTCCAGGCGCGGGTCACGCCAGGGTATTGCAAAGCCCATGCGACATAATCGGCAGAAGCACCACCTTGCGGTTGTTGCTGATAAGCATCTATTACGCGCGCGCTGAACGCCGCTTCAGTCTCAAGATCGGCGCCACCGGCAACGATGCCTGATGTTCCGGTCGAAGTGATGCCAGGGACCGCCTGTCCGAGGGTAAACGAGGTGCCCGACACGCAGTTCCCGAATGCGCCGGTCAGCCCTGACAAATCAGGATTGGCCAATACGTCGACGGTGATCTGAGCTGAGGTTTGAGACGAGATTGACTGCACAGTGTAACCAATACCATCACTGCGCGTCACCGATGCGCCAATGGCAATCGTAGGGAGCGCCGACGCGGCAGGGAACGTGACCAAACCGGATGCCTGCGTAGCCGCTTTTTGATATACGCCTTTGAGCGCACCCCATGCGGCCAAATATTCATCGGTCGCGGTGTAAGGCGTGGCCTGCAGCGCGATGTAATCAAGATAGCCGTAATGCTGGTGGGCAAGTCCCGCCTGTACCTTCCCGAGAACATTCAGATTGGAAAAGCGAAGCAGGGAATCGGCGCCGGGGATATCTGCGTTGATATCCTGGGCGACCTGCTGTTTAAGCGCAGTCAGTGTTGGTCTGTTAAAAGGCATGGCTCACCACAAATTGATTGAGAGATTGCTGACAGTGCTGCCGTCCGTCCGATAAGCCACGACTGTCAGGGTCAGCTGGTTTTTCGGTACCCATGTGGCTTGAATGTCGAATTTTGCTACCACACCATCATCCAGCATCCACTCCAGCGCCTCGCGCGCATAATCCTCAGCGAGATGCGCCACGTTCATCGGTCCCTTCGCGCGATCCAGCAGCCACAGCCGGGACCCGATAAGATATTTCGGATCATCGTCGCCCCACCAGCCGCGTCTGTCAGGAAGGACGGTTTGAGAAGCATCAGGAATAAGGTCATTCGCATCAACTAGCCGGTCCGTAAACAAACTCAGCAAGACAGACGTCTGCACATCCGGCCCAGAAGTCAATGATCCGGCTGAGACAGCCCAATCACCGCGCTGAGTCGTCGAATTCCATATTGTTTGAATATCGCTCATCAATATTTCACAATGAATTGAACGCCCATACCGGCGGCTAAGTTATTTTGGCCTCCTTGCGGAGTGTTTGGAGTAGTTGTTGCTGCGTTATAATTTCCACCACTATTTGGAGTGCCGCCACCTGCAGCTGCTGTTTGAGGAGGAGTGTAAGAATAATTATGAACGTGGTCTATCACTACACCATGGCTTAATGCCCCAGGCGTACCTTGAATTGGCACATATCCAGCTGCATAATAAGGAATCCCAAATGATCCACCACCACCGCCCCACGTATATCCAATTACCGCAAACAGTCTGGCGTATGTTGTCGTGCTCACCAGTGTTTGTACGGTCGGGCAAACAAGCCATCCAGCAGGCACCGCGGCGCTGGTAGGCCACGCTACAACGATGCCGGCCCAGCTGCTCAGATCTATCCAGGGTGAAGTAACCTCAACCTGAGTTGATGCATTCAGATTTATCTGCGGCGCAGTGAGCGTTACCGCGCCAACTCCATTCAGGACGACTGTCGATCCGGCCTTGTCGGTGAGCGTTACCGCGCCAACTCCATTCAGGACGACCGTCGATCCGGCCTTGTCGGTAACCTTGACCCCTGTTGCAGATAGGTAAACCGATTGCCCAATATTGTCTGAGAGGGCAACTTCACCCTTCGCCAGCGGCTGGAAACGGTAGCTCTGGTGCTGCGTCGCAATCACCACTCCACTCGAGTGATCGCCACCAAAAAACAAAGCAACACCGGTAAATCCGTCTGGCGGGCACGACTGAAATCCGTATTCCGCAATACGCGGAAGCTGGTCGGTGATTTCAAGGTCGCTCAATTGCAACTGCACCAGTTGCACCGGTCCAACATCACTTTCGACAACCCCGCGCCCGCGCCCGATGATGCGCTTCACGGCCCAATACAATCTTTCAATCATCGTGCCGCAATCGCAAAATCAGCGGGAACCGGAAGATACAGTATCGGCTCGACATCGAACGCGGCGGGCGGCATGATCGTCATTTCACAATGCTTT